CGAAGCCGTGGCTTGGCGAATGCTGCGTTCAATGGCAAGATCATTGGCCGCCCAGCCGGTGCCGATTGCGCGAACCGCTGACTTGCGCGGCGGCAGATTGATGCGCTCAATGCGGCGGCGAACCGATGTGTGAGCTACGCCCAGCCGATCAGCAATCTCCATAATGGTTGCGCCATCAGACCACATTTGCCGCAGCGTGGCATCAGCCTTCCCATACCAGCGCCCATCAACTCGCGTATTGCTGCAATTCAGCCGGTAAGCGCGGCATTTGACCGCTGAAATATTCCGGCCCGGCAAAGCGGCTGTCACCTGTGCGTAGGTATCACCGGCCTGCATCATGCGTGTCAGAATCGCATCTTCGTCCGGCGTCCAATTTTTTAGCGTCATGCGTCTTGCTCCCTTTTGGTTAGTTCATCAGCCAGGCCATGAACGCTTAAGGCGCGTTCGATAGCGTTGGCCATCACCCGTCGCGGCACCATTTTGCCGTTACGAATCCGGTTGATATGCGACTGCGAACAGCCGATTAGCGCGGCCAGCGTGACATCATTTAAGCCAGCGGCGCGCATTGCATGGGTCATGATTTTGCTCATGCGCTGCCCATAGGGGTCAAAATAAAATGCTGCAAGCATATTTTTATGCTTGACGCATAGGACGGACGTTGGCAGGGTGGCTTCAACAACAACGGGGCAGCGCCCCACAAGACGGAGACGACAGATGGCTAAACCAGTCGCCACTTTTGCCGAAATAGAAGCATGGTTGATTGAAGATGCAGGGGACATTGCCGACCGGCTTGAGCGCGCTGGTGTAACGCGCCAGTTTGGCGTTTTAGACAGCATCGTTAAGGTTGAGCTTGAAGATCACCGCGCTGAGTATTTTCGCAACTTTAACGTCATTAACTGACACCAATACGGGCCGGCCACAGCGCCGGCCCACAACAACAACGGGAGATACACCATGCTACGCGAAGCTCTACCAATGGCCTGCCTGTTTATCTGCCTTGCCTTGCTGGCAATGATCTGAAAGGACGCACAATGTATAGCGCCAAGGAAGTTGCAAACTGGGTGATGAACGCGCCGGAAGGCAACATCGTCGCCAAGATTGTCAGCGATGCTACTCACTCCATTCCCGGTGATCTTGGCCGCTTTGTGAGGCTGCTAGACGATGAGGGCTATATTTTCGCCATGTGGCATCGCGCACTAACCAGCGAGGGACAGCCGATTTACACATGGCAGTTGCAGCGCCGCCGCCGCCCAGCCAATCAAATCGTGCTGAACGCATTGGTCAAACATGCCGCCAACCGCCAGCCTGTGAGCCTGTGACATGAAGCCCAAAGTCATTATTCATGATCGGCGCTTTTGGAATCTCTACCCCGATGGGCGCATGGTTCGCATTTATGCTAACGAACGCATTCGGGCGCATCTGTCACAAGTTAGATCGGTGGAAGTGCGAATGGCCAATGAGGAAAGCCCGAAGCGCACGACCAATCCGCCGCGCCCGCCCGGCACTATGCCCACTCTGCCCGCTGCTGATCGTGACATCGGTGATAAGACGCTAACCGAATTGGCGCATCATTTTGGCTGGGGCAGTGTCTACCGCTTCACAGATGCGCTGCGCCGGCATCGCCGCGCTATTTATGAGGCTGCCCGCGCCAATGGCCGGGAACGGGCGAACGCTAACTTGATGACGCCAACACCAATGGACGCCAGTTAGCTTTTTTTCTTGGCTTTGCTCTTGGCCTTGCGCGCAACCGACAGAGCAATGGCAACAGCCTGATTCTGCGGCTTGCCGGCTTTCATTTCCGCCTTGATGTTGGCGCTCACGCTCTTGGCGCTATATCCCATTTTCAGTGGCATCACCATTTCACCTTGTTTGACCAATAAGCCCCAGACATTTTGCCCTTGGCGATGTTTTCAGCGTGGCGGGCTTTGAAGGCAGCACGCCTTGCCTTGTCGGCTTTACTCTCACCTTCGCGCGGTGGCGATCCTTTCACGCCTTGCTGGCCGAATCGGATCGTCTTTATTTCGTCGCCCTCTTTGGCAACGACCACATGGCTTTTCGTCGGATGGGTCGGTGTGCGTTTTGGCTTGTTATAGCCTTCCACGCCCACCGCCTTTAGTCTTGGGTCTTTCGCCATGTCATCACCTCACTTCGGCCAGCCTTGCACCAGCGCCCGCCGCTTTGCCTCACAGCGGGCAATCTCTGCACCACGTTCGATCAACGCCAATTCCACCGCTTCCGCCGATCCGCCAAGCAGTGCCGGGATGGCGCAAGGCTGCAATGCATCACTTGGCGGTTGCGGGATTGCCAATGGCGGCGGCGTCACTTTGCGTGATGTGCTGCACCCGGCCATCATCAAGGCAAGCAACATTGCTGCTAGGGTTCGCAACATAATATGTCCTCGTTATGGTTTGCGCTTTGCCCGCTCCGTTAGAAATACGCGACTGCGCTTCTGACAGCGCCACGCCAGCAGCGTCTACTTGCGCCTGCAATGCCACCTCGCGCTGGCGCTGCACCTCTGCCGCCTTGGCTTGCACTGCCTGCCACTTGCCGCGCTCTGCATCAACGCCGCGCCCATAGGCCCACACATAAGCCGCCACGATCAGCAGAAAGCCGCCAACATACGGCGCGACACGCAAGGCCCAGGCTGGCACGAACATGATCAAATCTTCCGATGCCAGACAACGCCGCCCAGCCCGCCGACGAACAGCGCGGTGATTAGCCATTGCACGTTTTGGCTGGCCAGTGCGGCAGCGTCTGCGGGCATGATCACCGGGATCACAAGCAGCGAGACCGCCAGCACGATTGCCAGCAAGCCCGCCCAAGTGGTTTTTTCGCGCAACCGCGCTTTGATATATTCGATCATGCCTCACCTGTTGTGTTAGCGGCTGCCGTTGCTGCAATCCGCGCTGCCGGGCCAATTGGCTGCCCGGCTGGCCAGCGCAAAGCAATTAGCCTGTCTCGCGTAAACCGGCGCACGTTTACGGCATCACCCTGATTGCCGCCGAGAATGTTTAGGCTGTTATCAGCCGGGTTGACGCTATTCACAAAGCCAACATGCCCGCCGCCTTGCCGATCAAACACTGCGATTGCGCCCATTGGTGGCGTGGCAGACAATGACAGCGGAATGCCCCAAGTCGCCCAAGCCTTCGCGCGGATGGCAATCTTGGGCGGTGCAATGCCAGCCTGATGAACGCACCACGCTGCAAACAGACCGCACCAAGGAACGGAATCCGCCCCGTAGGCAATGCCCAGCACCCGCGCGCCAAGCCGGTTGCCCCAGGACATGATGACGGGGTTATTCCCAGCGCCGGGAAGTTCCCTCGTGCCAATTAATTGACGCGCTTCTGTTAGCCATCGCATTGCTCGACCTCCAAAGCTGCCAGCTTCAAAGCCCGCGCCATGACGGCGCGCGTTGCGCCTTGTAGCACATCGCTGCCAATTACGCCACGCAACCAAAACAATTCGCTTTTGGCGACATCCGCAAACTCGCGCGCCCACAACATCGCCACATCGTCGGCATGATCGGCAAAGGCTTCTGGTTTCAGCGCCTCCCAAGGAATGCGGGCTTTCATTCAAACATTTCCGGTTTGACGGTTAGCGTTGAAACTTGCCCGTATTTGGCGTGATAGGTGATTGCGTAGGCTGCCCGTTCCGCATGATAACCGCCACGCGCCGCATAGGCATCGCGGGCTGCAAGCGTCGGGTGCTGCATCCATTTAATGCCGGAAAACTCCTTGACCACTTCGTGATGGTAGTGGCCGCTATGGCCATAAGCCATTTTGGTATTGCCCCACATTTCACGGAATTGGGATGCAAACAGCGCCGGCAAGCCGTCCATCTTGACCTTGTGGCCATGATGGAACGCCAGCATGACGTTGCCGTGCTGGTAAGCATAGAACGGCAGCGGGCTATCTTCCACCGTAACGCGAGGTTCATTCTCGAACAACGCCTTGAACATGACGCGAAGCCAGACCGATGAGGCTTCGTCATGGTTACCCTCAGCATGTAGCACAATGACCTGTTCATGGCGTTCCAGCGCCATGCCGACAATGCGCCGCAATATGCGAACGCCAGCTTCAATCATCTTGGGAAACCGGCTGTCAGCGTCTAGCAAATGCCCGCTTGCAGGCGTTAGCGGTTTGAAGCTGTCATAGTGAAACCAATCGCCAAGCTGGCAGACGATGCCCATTTTAGCCGCTGGCGCATTGTCGATCATATGGCGATAGGCGTTTGTGATTAGCCGTTCGGCAATGGCCAAATCCCAATCTTGGCCGCCCTCGCGGTGCCACGCCAACATTCCGACATGGTAATCGGTGAACACATAAAGGTTCAGCAGATCAGCCAAGGTTGCAGCCGGTGGCGTGACGGGTTCCGCTGGCGGTATGTTTTCGGCCAAGGCTTCCGCTGCCGCGCGGATCGCCTCTTGCCGCTGCTCATCATCTAGCCGGGTTTTCACCCATTGGGCGCGCTGGTTGCCGTCTGCGTCAAAATATGTCGAAACGCCTTTGATAACATAAGGCGCATGGCCGTCACGTTCCGCACCTTGTCCAATGCCGCCAGCCCCATAGGCTTCGCCCTGGCTTTGCTTGTGTCTCCGCACCGCTGACAAAATGCCCATCTTGCCGCCATAGCGGCCCGTCCTGGCCAATGCCCGCCCGCTGTTGCCGGCCTCTACATAAGCCGCATAAATCTCGGCATCACGCGCCGGATCGATATCGTGTTGATTGCGCGGCACGTGTCACCTGTTAGCTGCGACAGGACGGCCCTGCGACGATCAGCGGATTATGTGGCCTTGCCTAGCAGGCGCTGCACCGTGCGCGTTTCGTAAATGCGGATTACCGTCCAGATAATTGTGAAAAGCGCCGCAATTGCAGGCAGCCATGACGCCAGCGTGGCCAGCACAACGCCAATCGAAAGGATGTCGCCAGCCGGCTTCATGGTTTCCATAACGCTATGCACCGGGCTGGCCATTGTGAACTCCTAGTCTGGCGCAACAATACAACAATTGGCGGCGTCTTACAACGTGGCCGCCAGCGTGAACAGGCTGTCAATCGCCGCATCGTCTAGGCCAAGCGCCGGGCCAAGCGCCGCAACAAGCGCGTTGTCCCGCTCTACCGTCTGGGCATATTCCCATTCGATTTGCGTTTGGCTGCGCTGCGGTTCGTTCATGGTAATGATCACCGCTTGAACATCGTCCAGCAAGCCATAGGACAGCAGCGCAAGACGAGCTTGGCGCATGGAGACGGATTGCGGGATGGGCGGGCGCATGGCCTCAATTTCGTCTGCTGTTAGATCACTGACAATATAATTCTGCGTCCAAACGCCGTCGATCAGCAGCGCCGGGCCATGTTCGCGCTTCTGGGTGGCAGGATCAAAGTAAGGCGGCGTGACCAGTTTAAGTTGATGGACGCCAAAGCGTTCCACCCGATCAGGGGTCAGATTGGCCACGCGGCAGAAGTTATCTTCATCCCAATGTGTCGGCTCAACATCATGGATGTGCCGGATGAACGTGTCACCGTTGGCTTGGACGTAATAGAGGTTTATCATCCCTCGGCTTCCTTTGCTTTGCGCTTGGCAGTGACGCGAACCACCGCAGCTTCGTATTCCGCTTGATCGTCGATCTGCGACTTTAGCGCGGCCATGACAGCCTCGACGTTGGCCATCTGCTTGCGGGTGGCATCGAGGCGCTCTGCGACGTTGGCCGCGAACTCGTTGTCGGTTGCGTTTGCCAGCAGATGCTCGAAGTTTGTGCGGTCGAAGTCGTAGTGAAAATACTCCACCTCGCGGGCGTAAATCGCATCCGCAAGCGTGTCGTATTTGTAGGCGGTGGGGAGTTGTGTGTATTGCATGGGTACCTGCTCTGTTATGTGCCGATTGTGAACGCTACGCCAATGCCATTGCCAGTCGGCAACGTAGCAGGGTTGGTGAACTTAGTACCAAAGCCAGAGCCGCTCCAAGGGTATGCTGTGATGAACGGGGTCGTAACGTGCGCTACGGCGATAGCGTCCCCCGCAGGGCTAAACGCTACGTTGCGGCCAATGCCAGTCGGCAGTGTGCCGGGGTTGGTGAACTTAGTACCGAAGCCGGAGCCAGACCAAGGATAGGCTGAGATGAAGGGGCTGCTGTCGTGCGCTACAGCGATAGCGTCACCCGCAGGGCTGAACGCCACGCCAAAGGAATCATTAGTCGGCAGTGTCGCTGGGTTGGTGAACTTCGTACCGAAGCCAGAGACAGACCAAGGGTAGGCGGTGATGAAGGGTGTGTTGTAGTGCGCTACAGCAATGGCATCACCTGCGGGGCTAAAGGCTACGCCGTTGCCAATGCTAGCCGGCAGTGTCGCTGGGTTGGTGAACTTAGTACCAAAGCCAGAGCCGCTCCAAGGGTATGCTGTGATGAACGGGGTCGTCTCGTGCGCTACGGCGATAGCGTTCCCCGCAGGGCTAAACGCTACGCCGCGGCCATTGCCAGTCGGCAGCGTAGCTGGGTTGGTGAATTTAGTGCCAAAGCCAGAACCACTCCACGGGTAAGCGGTGACGCGTGGAGACGAGTCATGTGCCACAGCAATGGCATCACCTGCGGGACTGAACGTTACGCCATTGGCATTGCCAGTAGGCTGTGTCGCTGGGTTGGTAAACTTCGTACCAAAGCCAGAGCCGCTGCCAGACCAAGGGTACGCCGAGACGTAGGGGGGTGTAGTGTGCGCCACGGCGATAGCGTTGCCAGTGGGGCTGAACGCTACGCCGTAGCTAGTGCTAGTCGGCAGTGTCGCTGGGTTGGTAAACTTCGTGCCAAAACCAGAACCAGACCACGGGTAGGCTGTAATGAAAGGTGACGTCTCGTGCGCTACGGCGATGCTTTGCGCGATCTGACCGGCAGAGCCTGTTTGATACAAGTAATTAGCCATCCACTTTGTAGCAGTGACCTTGATAGCCATCAGTGTGTTGTTGGTAGGAACCGCCAATGACCCAGTTGTCCCTAAACCAAAAACAAGCGCGTCACTTGTAATACTAACGGTGACCGGCTTACCGCCATTCTCCACCGTAAACAGCACCACAGTACCTATAGGAAACGCAACGCTGGCGTTTGCAGGAATGGTGTATGTGCGCGTTGATGTGTCAGCAACCGGGTGAAATATCTGCTTCCCCGCATCGCCAAGAACCAGCGTGTAGTCGGCTGATTGGATGTTTTGCAAATAGTTAACCGGGCCTGGTGGTGCGGAACCGCTTGTCCAGGTTGTCCCATTGCTAACCAGCACATTATTAACTGCGCCTGGTGCTGGGCCAACCTTAATCAACTTGCCAGTGGTGCCATCATAAACCGCCAAATCGTTGTTGGCGGCGCTCACAGGCCCCAGCACGTCACCATCATTGATCAGGAGCCAGTTAGCGCCCTCAACCGGCGTGACGCCTGTGTTGATGGTCTTGGCCACCCACTGCCGCCCACCGCTAGAAACGCTCTGCCCGATCTGGTAGGTGACGCCCGCGCTATATGCGCCCTGATAGTTTGCCGCGCCCACCGCAATGCTGGCCGCATTTGTCGCGGTCGTTGCGCTTGCAGCAGCCGCAGCCTCATCGGCGTTAACATCGGTTGCCAGTGCGTTTGCCTCAGTGGCAAAATCAGGCAGCGCGCCAAGGAAGGCGTCGGCATCCGTGCTGAACGTGGCTGGCGACTGTGACCGGCTGGGCGGCGTGGGAAGCGGCGTAATGGCCATTAGATCAAGCCCTCAACTTCAATGCTGCAATCGGAAATGCTTGGCGTGGATATAACTATATTAAAACCGCGATAAAATCCATACACGATGGTTTCGGCGCGATCCTCATCACCAATGAACACGGTAGGCGTTGTGCGAATGTCAGCCAAAGCCTTTTGCACAGCGGCAACGGAACCCGTTTCCACGGTAACGTCAAAATCCGCCCGCTTAGAAAATGGCCTTGTTTCGACAACCGTGTTGCCAAATTCGTCGGTTTCCTTGCGGCTATAATCCAGAATGCTCACGCTGGTGCCAAAGTTTGTCACGCCAAGGTTGCGCTGCTTGCCGATCACGACTTCGCCAATGGCTGCGGTGCTGGCCCCGGCGTCCACCTGAATGCGTGTTGTCGCACCGCCATAAGCAGGCAAGCCCAAGAACACCACATCCGATACTGTCGTGATGCTCTCGAAGAAATAGCTATACCAATCAATGATGATCGTATTGTCTTGCAGGCTTTTTGTTTCGTTGAAAACCACACCCTCAACCGGATCGGTCATTGTTATGGTAGTTGTAACGCCATCCAGATCAAACATGGCCAGCGCGTTGATGATCGTTCCCGGCAGCACGCTCACGTCAATTAGGCTGGTGCGGGTGGTTTGCGTGTTGACCACCTGATCGAACATCTTAAAGCGATTGATCGCGCCAATGTCCTGCCAGCTTGGCGGCGTTAGTGTCACGCCAACAGTAGGATTGTCGGTCGTGCTGGAAACAAGCACCTTATAAAGCCGGGTGCCAACATAACGCTCTTGGCCCAGCGTATAGGTGCCAGCCGTCCATAGCGTCTCAGTGATGGTGACATTGCTGGCTGTCACCATTGCAGAAGTGACGGGAACGGGCTGGACGATAATCATTTAGAAGCCCCTCGCGTCTGGCAGGCCGTCGCCATCCCAGCGCACAAGCTGATTGGCCGTCTTGCCGGTATTTTTGGCGATAGCGTAAAGGCTGGCGCGCATCTCATCACGCAACGCGGCGATCTGGCTGGCCGTTGTCATGCTGCCGCCCATGATGTCTGCCGTCTGATTGGCGTTATAGATGCGGCTGGTGCCGGTGGCTTCGATCTCTGGGCCATTCTCACCCACCAGGCGCAAACCACCGCTATGCATACCGCCATTGTAGAAGCCGGGCAGATCGCCGCCGCCGCTCTCTGTTTGGAATCCGGTGCCGCCCGTCACGGTGATATTGATCGGGCGGGTGTTGATGTTCTTCATCACGTCTTGCAAGTTCTTGATTGCATCCGCCACGCTCAAAACGCTTTGATCAAGCGTAATCAGCCCATCAACGCTGGCGTTAAGGGCGGCAAGCTGTTCCTGCGCGTAGGCTTCCAGTGACTTGCTTTGCTCAATAGCAACATCAACCGCCTTCATGACGTTTTCAATTTCGCGGTTATATTCTTCCGGCGTTAGGAAGCCCTTTGCCGCTTCCAGATAGTTTTGGCTAACGCCGACAAGCTGGCCAATCGCTTCCTCATTGCCGGCGATGGCTGCTTGGCTGATTTCCTCAAACTTGCTGCGGGCGGCGGTGTATATTTCTTCTGCCGTCATCAACTGCTGTGCCAGCGTATCGCGGAAGGCTTGCAGATTGGCCGTCATGGCCTGAAACTTCTCAATCGTCGCGCCGATAGCAGCGGCCTCGCGGTTATAGGCATCGGCCAGCGCATTGCGGGCGGTGCTGATCTGTTCCAGCACCTTCATGATCTCATCAGCGCCAAGGCCGGCCAGCTTTTCAACGATGATCTTGCTGCTTTCGCTCAGGCCGTCAAACGCGCCCTTGCTGACAGCGTTCTTGATAGCCGCTGCTACGGCTTCCTCTGCGCTGGCAAACTTCTGCGCGCCGCCTGCTTTGAAGTCGCCGCCCATAGCGTTGAAATAAAATTGCTCACCGCTGAAGCCCAGGCTTCCGAAGCCTTGACCGCCTGCCACCCTGCCTCCCAGCGCCGTTGCAATGGCGTTTAACTGCTGACTGAAAGCGCCGCCAAGCTCTAGACCAGCCTGTGTGCTTTGTGCGCCGCCGCGCTGATTGAACACGCTGCCCGGCCCGGTGCCTGACAACATCACATCGGCAAAATTGTTTTTGCCTTTGAACAGACCGCCGACAAGGCTTCCCAGCACAGTGCCGATAATCATGCCAATCGGCCCGCCGGCAGCGCCCAAAGCCCCAATCGTCTGCCCGATAGCCATGCCGCCAGCGCTACCAATCGCGCCACCAATTTGCGCGCCCTGATTGCCTTTGCCAACAATGCCACCCACAGTGGAGCCAAACGAGGCAGCGCCGCCAAGCTGATTCAAGTTAGTGCCAAAACCGGCCAGAACGCCGTTAATGCTTTGACCAATGCCCTTGAACGCTGCGCCCATGCTTGCCGAAAACTCTGGAAAGGTGCGCTTCATCAAATTGCCAAGACGGTCAATAGTGCCGCCGACTTTCTGGCCAAACAGATCACCGATGCCGCCCAGCACATCGCTAAAGGTTTTCAGACTGTTTTGTATATCTTCCTCGGCTCGCCTTGCGGCCTCTGCTCGTGCGTTGCTGCCAATGTCAGCCATTTCTTGCAGGCGCTTGCCAGCGTCCTTGAAAACGCTATCATCAAACCTGAACGACTTTTCCAGCGCCGTGATGGCTTGGCCGGTTTCGATAGCGATATACTCGCCAAGCGTCTGCCCAGCTTTTTTGGCCGCTTTCTTTAAGGTGCGTTCGTCAAGGATCGTGTCTGCACCGCCTTCCATACGCTGCTTGGCGGCGTCAATGATGTTGGCGCTCAATGTGTCGCCAGCCGCGCGAAAGCCATCCTTGGCCTCGCCAAAAGCCTGCTTGATCTGGCCGGTGAATGCCTTGCCAGCCGCATTGGCCGCGCCGCTGTATTTGTTTTCCAGTTCGGGAATGTCCACAATCGCATTGATTGTTTCCATACCAAACTTCTTTAGGATGGTGTTCGTTGATGCGATAAAGCCATTCAGGAAAACTTCAATCGCGCGGCTTACGTTGTTCACCGCCCTAATCATTAAATCGCCCAAAACATCTGGCAAATTCTTAAACACGGCGACGATGCCACGGAATCCGCCGACGAAAGCTGCATAGATGCCCGCCGCGACATCGCTGCCCAATTCCGCCACAAAGCGGAAAGTGGCAAAAAAGCCTTTCTTGAACATGTCGAAGGCTTTGTCCAAATTCAAAGCGTCCGAAATGGTCTTGCCCAGCCCCTTGAACACATCACCCATTGTGATGGCAGCCGGGCCGACTTCCTTTTCCAGTTCCTTCAATTCCTTTTTGGTCAAGCCAAGGCTCTTTTGGAACTTTTCCAGTTCGCCCGTCTTGCCGACCTGCGCCTGAAAATCCTTGAACGCCACAAACGCCGTGCCAGCCGCAGCGGCAAACGCCAGGAACGCGGGATTCAGCGCAACAGCAGCCACCACGCGGGCCGTCAATGCGGCAACTTCTGTAGCAAACGCCCGCACGCTTAGGCCGGCTTGCATCATGATGCCGGCGATTTGGCTGCCCTGTTGGAAAAACACAGTCATCGGCTTTTGGCCGCTTGTCAGACCGACGAAAACATCCTGCAACTGGAAGGCCAAGTTTTGCGTGTGATGGCTGGCCAGCTTGCTGCTGTTGCCCATGCCAGCAATGTGCGGCGTGCTAGTCATTGCAGCGCGTTCGGCCTTGATCAGTTCCGCGCCCATGCTGCGGATTTCGCGCGCCAGTTCAGCAGTGGGAGCCGCCGCAGCGGCCATCTTGATTTCCATCGCCTTGATTTGCAGCGATGACTTCCCAATCGTCTCAAGCTCACGGTTCAGCGAGTCCAGATAGCGCACCGCATCAAGCGTCGGCTTGTGGGCCGATTGCATGGCCTCAGTCATGCGCTTTTGGCCGGCAATCATCGCATCAACAGCGCGGCCAGTATTTCCAGCGGCAGACGCAAGCCCTTCAAGATCGCGTTCGGCGGTCTTGGCGCTTGTGCTGTCTACTGCGATCCGAAGCCTTGCAAGTTCGGCCATTAAGCAAGCCCCATTCTGTGCAGCCTATCTATGCCACAGCGCGGCTATTTTTGCAAAGCGCGCTTTCCATCGTTCACCTTATCAGCCCAAGACGACATCGCCTTGCTGATTTTGTCGCGCCGATCTGCGGTCATGCGTTCTGGTGACATATAGAACGGCGGGCAGGATGCTTGGCTGGCCTTCGACAGCGCCGAAGCGTAATCATGCGATAGGCGGCGGATCGTGCCGGCCTCCCACGCTGATAGGCTGATGCCGCGATTAGACTTCCAAGCGGCTATCTCAAGTTCGCTAATGGCCACCGGGCTACTCATAGCAAGCGGCTGGGCTGGGCCAATCTCGAAAAGCAGGTCTAGCAAATAAGCGCCAGCGGTGATGGGCGGCAGATCGCCGCCCACCGTGTCACGCCTTGGCCGCTTTTCTTTTTCGGGGATGGTGTTTAGCCAAGCGATTTGCTTGACGTAAATCGACAGCGTTTCAATCGTTTCCGTGAAAGAAGTTTGCGCGATTAGCGACAAACTCCTGTGCCTGTTCACGAATCCACGGCCAATCGGTGTAGACTGTCACCGCGTTAGCCTTTTCGCACTTAAGCGCCTTGCCATCCAACTCGAAGCCCGTCCACTTGATGGTCATCTTGGCCAGATCGTCAATCATCTCAGCCGCCAGCTTTTCGGCGTCTAGATCGGCAGTTGCCCGCTTACCCTTGGCAAGACGGTTCAAGGCCATTTGCTGCTTTGCCATCTGGATTTTACGATAAGCGGCGCTGTCCTGGCCCAGAAGCGTGATGGTCATTCCATCAAGCGGTTCTTCGGTCTGCGGATGCACCAGTTGCAGCGTAGCGCCTTCGTCGGCCTTCACGGCCTTAAGCGTGTTCAAGTCCATGTTTGCCCTTTCATGTCAGCCCGAAAGTGCCAGCGGCAGGCGGCGGGCGATCCGCTTTTCGGGTGCTACCCTAGCCGCTGGCGTTCGGTAATGTTACGGGGCGGCGACCTTGATAACCTTGTTATCGATTTCAAGCGTCACTTCGGCCATCGTGATGGCGTCGGCGTTGCCCACGTTCACCTTGTAGCTCATCACCTGGGCGGTGAAATACTGGATTTCACCATTCACGAGCAGCACCTTGACCGCAACCTGTGCGTCGGTGCCGGCAGCCGCTTCGGCAGCGTCCTGCAAGATCGTCTGGCCAGCATCGTCATCCGACACGGCCATCGTCAAAGCTACGGAGCCGTAGTTAAGCGAACCACGGCGCTTGGCAACAATGCCGGTCGCCAGCGGGGTGTGAGTGGCAAGCGCGGCTTCTGCACCGAAGGCGGGCAGTTCGGCAAGCTCGCCGCAGGCAATCCAAGTCAGCGCGGCAAAGCCGGCAGAGTTATAGGTTGCCGGCGATGCGTTGGCGACCGAAACGATAGTGCCAACAGAAGAAACAACGTCAGACATAATTCGACCTCCTACAGTCGCAGCGCGCGGCTGATTTCGTTAATGCTAATCCGCACCATACCACTTGGAGCCTGCTTTGAAAAGCCACCAACTGTGTTTGGCCCTGGGCGGTATAGGCCAAATTCTAGCGAAGCGATGTAGGGAAGATTGTTGCTAATATAAAAGACGTTGCCGGGTGCCTGAAACGCCGCCGCCTCTGCGTTTGCTTTTGCAAATTCGGATGCCCGGCTTTTGTTGGGGGCCACTGCATTGCTGCCAGTGTCACCGCTAAATTCAATAGTATGACTAACGGGCTGCCCGATGCTGGCCTGCCAGTTTGCCCGCGCCCGGCCAGTGTCAACCGGCGTTTTCAAGACAATGGCATAAGCCAGATCAAGGCAGATTTTGCTAATCACGGCATTAGCCGCTTCGCCTGCCTTTTCGGCAAACTGGCTTAGATCAAGCGCAAAGTCGCTGCCCGCGCTCATGCAAATGCCCGATATTCAATTGACAGCGGCACGGCATAGCGGTCGCCATCCATGAGCGCCGGCCCCATGCTGGCCCGCAAGATCGTCACGGTGATGCCGGATCGCGTCAATTGCAGGCCGCGCGGGAACAACGCCAGCACAGCATCAGCGGCCACCC